GAGCCAGGTAAGCAATGCCACTGGCTTTGGGATCAGCAATATATGATGCAACTGTGCTTACCGGTAATGTTTTGCCCAGTTGAGTGGCGGTGACTGTGATACCTCGCACCCAGAAATAATAGTAGGTAGCAAATGTTCCATCTTGAGACAGATTTGAATTCACTGTGTATGACAGTGTATTTTGTGGGATGCCTTCACCTGTGTACAATGACGGAGGAGTTGTGCTCCGTATCCATTGGTAAACATCCACTTGACTTCCTGGGAACAATTGAGCCCATCGTCGACTGGCGTAGACTATTGAATCTTGGTTGGGGTCAATAAATCTAACTGTGCTTATGTCCCACCAGACTTCACCCACATGATCATCGAACCATGTGGTACCCTTGAGATTCACACCCCCAACATTGTATGCCGCTGGATCCACTGCACCGATATAATCAATATTGGCACGGGCAGCACCCAGTATTTTGCCTTGTAATGGGTTGATAAAATCCAAAAATTTTGTTCTTGCGCTGGTTATACTATCATACAAAAACACACTGTTTAACAGACGAATATCTACTGTGGGTTGTTGAATTTCTATCACAGTCCATACTGGCAAATTACCTGGGTTGTCAAACACAAACACAGCACCAAAATTGGCATCGCTGTCGCCGTTGTCATTTTTGGGTGCACCGGCCATGAGCACCCCTGATGTGTAATTGACAGAGGTACCAAACGTGTCATATGAACTTACCTGAGAATTGTTGATTTGTTGACCAAATACAAACTGGCCTGGATTGGTTACCACAGACGAACTACTGGGCAAATAGTCAAATGTATAAATTGCACCGCTTTGCACTATCAAAGTGAAGAAAACAGTACTACCAGCATCAAAGAAGGTTGTGCCATCATCAAATTCTGTTTCAAGATATAGACTGCCACGTGGTGCTCCAACCACAAGATTGACCGCAGAGTCGTCAACACTGATAGCACTGCCAAATCCTGCATATTGTACTGCATATGGACTGGTAATTGTTTGGGTCCATGTAAATGTTACAAATCCCAAATCATCAAATGTTGTTCCAACAGTACCCGGAGCCACTTCAACTTGATTGTATTCTTCAGCAGCCGCAGAATTCTTAACACTGATTGTGAGATAACCTGTGGTGCTGACTGTGGCCAATACGTTTGGCACTGTACTATTGATTGCGCTGGCCAAACTTGCTAATGTTGCAGCAACTGGAACTGCAACGTCCTGGTTATTGATTCTAATTGTATCGCCAGCGGTAAGGGCGGCAATAAAACTATATTGAATTCTTCCATTAACAGTTCCTGTATTTTCATACATGCCTACTGTGAAACTTGGACTGTAGTCTGCTGTGGGATCTTGAACCGCCTGATAAGTGTACAGGCTTGTGATTGTTCCATAAATGCGACTTTGATTGACAAAACGTTCTACTACGCCGCCTTTGAAAGTCTGTTGGCTACTCTGTGGTTCGCCCACATACAAACTGCAATTGTTACTGCATATGTCCACAGCCTGACCAAAGTTTGAAAATTCTGCGACTACTTGTTGATCAACTTGCTGTTGCTGTTGGAATTGATTTGTTTCAATTTCAACCACATCTCCAACTTGCAAAGTGCCTGCCACTGTGACTATGGCGGCATTTGTTGTGAATGAATTGTCTGCGCCAAGCACACTGTCAGTTTCATTTATATAAAATTCATTGTTTACAATAACACTGATTGGAGCAGTAGGTGTACCGCCCAGCACTGTAAAGTTGGTGTTGGTTGAGGTAGTAGCACAAATAAATCGTTGCACATTGCGATCAAACACATACACTGTGCCGGCTTGTACTTCTCCATCTATAGTACGATTGGATGTTCCAATCATGACTTGACGACCGTCTGTGGTACATGAAACACTTTGTCCAAATCTGTCACCAGCTGTTAATCCACCTGTGACATCGCCTGAATCAATAGTGGTAACATATTCAAAATATCCCTTGGCATTGACCACAACAATATCAACACTGGTGAAAACCACAATAAATGTCACCGTGGTTCCTGCAAACGTATAATCAATATTGGGCCGCAACAAATTACCATTTCGAGTGATACTAAATGAATATATGTTGGTAGCGGTAAACAATCCAACTCTGTTTCCATCACTGTTGATACCATCGTCAAGATTGTAAGTCACAGTCGTGTAGGGAATTTGAAAACTGTTGTATCGCGAAAATTCAATCAACGTGGGCTCAAGAGCTGTACCAGTGCCGGTGCCTGCTCCAGTGGCTATAAATTCAACCCCCACAGTGTTGGCGCTGGCCCCTATGGCCACAAAGTCTGTTGTTCCCACAGTTAAAATAGTATATGATTGTCCAGGAACAAAACTTCCTGCTGTGGTCACTCCTGGTGTGGTAAGAAAGGTAACTGTGCTAAAACTTGCATCTATGGTATAATCAGTGACCACCGTCTGCACCTGACCATTCAAGGTTACCTTGAGTTGATAGTCGTTGTTGATTTGAATTGTGTTGTCAATGGTGTAAACCGTAGTGACCCCATCACCGGTAACTTTGATTACTTGATTTTGCCAATCAACATATCCATAGGCATGTACGCTGTTTAGACCTGGTGCACCTATATACATCCAACGTTCGTCTAAACTCATGGCCACGCTGTAGCCAAATTCGCCTGCGCCTGGCGTGGTACTTGTGGTTGTGCCCGGTTGTGTGAGCAATTGCCATTGTGCAAACGGAATAGAATCAGGAACTGCCAACACTGGGTCACGGAATATAACAACGGCATATCCATTGTCAACTTGACTGGCAGGACCCAGGCTTGCACTTGCTCCTGCCACTGCCCAATTTTGATTACCAAAATCTATGGCATTTCCGTATCCTCTAACTCCTGTTGTGTCTATCGTAAGTATTGCATCACCGTTGCCCAATGGACTTACTGGAATATATTGGTCGCTGTAACTTTTGACATACACATAGATAGCACCTTTGGTAGTTCCTGTGCTGAATCCATAACGCGGACTGCCCACCAGGGCTGCCAATTTATTTTGAGCCTGTGCAACGCTTGCACCATATTGTTCACTGGCATCTAGTAATTCGGGACTGAGTTTTACATTACTTGTGAATACATTGGTCTTTTCTAACACTTCCCACAGTGAACTTCCATTGTTGTCCACCCACACTTTTGATAACGGCAATGTATCCAGGCCCAACGGCAACTGAGCTATATCACTGGCTTGCGCCACTCGTGCGCTTTGCAATGTAAGGCCAATTCCTGTGCCATTGGCCACTGCACGATTACTGGTAAATGCAAATGCAATATTGACAGTGTCAAGACTGGGAACACCAAGCACCTGATACACACCGTTGATTTCGATATCAAATCCTTTGATAATTAATTTGTCACCAGTTACTAATCCATGTTGTCCACTAAAAATCACCCGGCTTGTGCCGTTTAAGTTGTCACAAACGTGTTGAATTTGTCCTGGCACTGATCTTGCGCGATAAATGTCCCAATCGTAGTCATTGATCTTGGCCACCCATATACTGGTACCTACCTGGATAGAATCAAGGTTGGCTGCTAGACTGGCAGTGTCTGTGATGTCAAATACTGTGATGTCTACATCGTTGAGATTGACATATCCAGCACCAGGTAATGCTGTGTCAGTGGGAAATTCAGTAGTGGTTGGTAAAATATCTGTGCTGGTCAATGCACGGCTTGTGCGCCATACGTTTTGTAAAAATATCTGCTGATCTGCATCACTTGCCTGTTGTGGCACTGTCACTTGAACCAGACTGGGATTTGCGCTTAGTAATGCTCTATTCAATCGTAGTTCAAGGAAACTGCGGTTAGCATTGGCCCCATACACAGCACGTTGTACTGCCCAATTTTCGTAGATTGTGTAGTCTGCTGCTTCTTTTCCAAGATTAGCAGATTTAAATAAATCAGTGGCTTGACGAGTACCCTTGGTTCCCAAAAATTGTCGATAAATATTTACTTGGCTAACGTCATCAAGATTCAATGCGGCCAGGTATTGTCGAGGTTTGAATCCAATCAACCCATAACTCAATAGATCATTATCTGATTCAATGTTGGCAGCATTGATGTTGTAACTGTTGGCCAACTGATCGGCTTTGTTGGCCAAGTTGGGCAAAAGACCCAATTCAATCTGTGTATAGTCGCTTTGTGCCCAGACGTTGAAATCAAACTTTACACTGGGTTGTACTATGGTCAATGCTGACCAATACACATTCTTATACTTGACAATTTCACCCTTGGCATAAGTTTTTAAGCCAGTCCACTCTTTCACATTATTTTGATTTAAAATAAAGCCTGGGGTGTCTACACTGCCATTCCAGTCATTGGTGGTCACTGCTACTAGATTCAATCTATTTTGACGAGCACCTGTGACAGGATCATATATCAAGTCACCAAATGTGCTGCGATTACTCAACACAAGAATGTGTTCGTAGTTGGTAAATCTCAAGTTGACATAACTTATACTTTGAGTGCTTAACGGTTGTATAGTAAAAGTATTCCCCAATCTCACAACATTAAGTGTTCGTGTGGGTATCTCTGTTGAGTTCTGATCTAACAATAAATTTTCACTGGTTTCAGTCACAATGCTGTCAACTACTGCACCTGGACGAGTAACTGTGAGTCCGCCGGCCAACGGATTCAAATTAATAAGTGAATTGGTACCCCAACCTTGCTGGCTCCAATATAAAAATTCACTCACCATTCGTGACCAGTCCAATACATATCCATTGACTTGATCAGTGAATGTCAGCCCTTGATTTTCTAACAATTTACCGTAGCTGAGCAAGAAATCACTCACAGCCGTTTCATTCGCAAACACAAATCCATAAGGGACCTGCACCACACTGTTAGTATAGAAAGTTGGCACACGTACAGTTATGCCGCCGGAGCTGTATTCTTCCAACTTGCCCACTGCTTGACTTTGTAATATTTCAAAGTAAGGTTGCGTTGTGCCATACCCAAACACTGCATATCCACCACCGCTGACTTTTTGTACCGCTACACTGCTGTACTTGATTTGATCAAACGGCTGATTTTTGTACAAAAGTATATTGTAACTTTCATCGGGAATAGTCAGGGTTGTGTTCACACTGTTGGGGCTGGACTTTTCTGTTACTAATTTAATATACTGCTTGTCTGAGTAACTGGCCATTCTATAGCATAATCTAACATCTAAACTTCGAAGATCTGCGGTCAACAGGTTGGTCGAATCCACACCAGTTTGTCTATTGTAGTCCACAATCCAATTGATATAACTGGCCTTGCTGACAGGGGTAGTAACACCTGTTGATATATTGAACTCTCCACCATAAACTTCTATACCATTGGCATCCAGTCGGTAGCGATTGTTGTAAAGATATTGATCGTAATCTGCGTTGAATTTATAAAGATCGCGGTCAGCAAACAGTGCAAAAAACTCGGCTGGACGAGTCACTGCCAACACATGCATGACCGAAAACGGATATGAGGAACTGTTCCACCAGGAAGCTTCGACTGGTCCGCCATCACCAATGGTCCAACTCTTTTGATATTTTGCGTTGAAACTCTGGTTCAACACAGAACCACCCACCACACTGTTTTGGGGGCTCAGCAATTCCCCTTCACCGCCTGTGGGTATGACTGATGTTAATCCTGGTCTTGCATAGTTGGGCTTGTAGTAAGGTGCAACAGGGTCTGCCACGAGGCCAGCTTCTAAGTCATCCCATAACACCAAGTTGTCTGCGGTATACGGTGCTGGACCATAGCGGTCTTGCCACCAGGTGGGTTCAATTTCTAATCCTAGCATTTCCCAAGGTGAATAACTGGGTTGCTGGGTGTCGTAGAAGTAACGATAGATGCCACGCCAGGCACCCAACAAGTTTTCATTATTAAGGCGGTTGGTGGTGTTGGTGTAATTCCAAGTGAACTCATTTGTGGCACTGAATGTTTGTTCTTTGAAGTCTAATTTGTTCCAACCGCAATAGCTCAATAAGTCTGTACCAAAGATGGTATTGATTTCTTCAAAAGTGTATCCAGTATCACGGAACTGTCCGGGTAATACGTTTTCAATTGTGAGAGGAACTGGATTACCATCTTGTTTGATGTTGTTGTAGATTCTTGTTTCAAATTCCAACAGCACTTGATCGCGGATGTCTCCAAATACTGGAGTTTCACTGCCATCATGCCCAATAATAAATTCGCCGGTGCCGTTTGAAGTTACCAAGGTTGTGATTTCTGGTTCGTATTTTGGATACAGTCCCATTTTGCTGGGAGTGTTGGGTACAAAATTGCCGTAAGTGGCACTGTATTCATTGATTGTAACAACATCGCCCATGGCAAGAGTATCTAATATTGTCAATCGTGGACCATCAGTGGCCACCACATAATCTCTATCTCTAACCAAAATAACATTGTTAAGATACACACAAAGTCCAAGATAATTTGCTGATGTATAATCGTATGTCTGCACAGTGTCAAATGTGGCTATTGTGGTAAATCCCACAGTGTAACTGTTACTGTATGCAGTAACACCTTGTGGCAACATGTCACTCCAGTAAAACGGCTGACTTTCAAGTTTGCCCAATGTTACATCTTGAATGGCTTGATCAAGAATAGCAGCAGTGGTTTTGAATGCAATGTTATTTTGAGTCAACACCGCATCCAACATCTGTGCTTTGAATTTGATATATTCTCGACTGTTGTACTGTAATGACGCAAATATATTGTAAGTGTCACTGCGCATGAAATAGCCAGCCAGTGTCAATGGAGAACTCTGTTGCAGGATCTCTTGGCCGTAAGGAATAATATTACCAAGATCTCTACTGTTGTTTGCACCGTTAATTGCGCCAGTCAACTCCAACAGATTTTCACAAATGCTTTGATAATGTGTGCGAATTGTGCCCAGTGTAAATGCTGGGCTGTTTTTGTTGAGGGGATTGTTTTGTAAATTATCAGGTACCTGATAAAATGCAACTTTACTGGTTTGGTTGCTGAGAACCAGCACTTCAATAATGTCAGTAGGCAGATAAATGTCACTCAATACAATGGTTGTACTGTCTGTTCCCACAGTATAGGTATACTTACTGGGTTGAATAAATTGACTGCCAACATATATTTTTATTACTGGCACTGCAATTGACGTTTGAGCCAGGGCGGCAATATCCAGTGTAAGAGTTTGTTGGGTGTAGGTAAATTTAAATTGTTGATAAATTTGTTGTTCAGTAACAGCAGTTTGCCAACCAAGAAGTTTGGTGTAAGTTGTGCGAGTTTGATACTGTCGTACTGAACCTGAGCTGATAGATGTAACTGTGCTGACATTGTCTATGGTATAAGTAAAGGTGTCAACATAAAGATTATTGTCAAAAACAATGTCACCAACGTTGTTGATATTCAAATATTGTAACGGAAATTGCAACACAGGATCAAGTATGGTTGTGTCACCTACTGCGTAACTGAATAGTTTTGATCCAACAAAATCTGTAGATTGATATTTGATTGGATTGCTGAAACTCACACCATCAGTATCGTATATGTTGAACAACGGTGCTTGTTGAACTGAAGTTTTTTGTTGTGCTTCAATCCAGTCAACTCCATCATACCAGAACGTTAGTCCAGCACTGGTATTACCGTCAATACACACTGTTGATTCATCTATCTCAACTGCACCATCTGCTGCTTCGGTCAACACAATAATTGGTTGTGGTATCAACGGTGCAATAGTATCTGGTGTGGCAAAACTCACCACGTAAATTTTGTTCCGCACATCAGCATCTTCATCTGCGGCAAATATCACTCGCGAGCCTTCAACAAAAGTATAACCGTCTACAGAATACCCAGTAGACCCTGCAACATTTGAAAATGCATCGGTTTCAACAAAGTCAATTATGTCTACTGCGGCCTTGCCCTGAGTGCCCATATTAAATAATCGTATGTCTTGACGGAATTGTATAATTGGGCGACTGGCTCTGGTATATGCATCAATTGCTGCTGTGGTATTATTATATTCAGCTGTGGCATTTATTACATCAATATGAAACCATCTGTTGCTTCTTGACCATGCGTTTCGATCGGCACTGGCACGGTTGATAGTTAGGTAATCAGGATCTGCAGGTTCTACAGCAATGGTGCTGTCTGTGTAGTCTGTGGCGTAACTTTCATACACTGTGAAATTTTCAACTGGCAATAACTCAATTGCTGTTCCTACTCCGCTCACATAATATTCGCGATTGCTTATTGCAATGGCATTCAGCGTTCCTGTAGCAGTAGTAAGTGTGACTACAGGACCATTTGGCACTGTACTCACTGTGAATTTGAGATTGTTTGCCGAAATTGATCTCACATAATAGGTTGTGCCAGCAACAAGGCCGCCCAGAGTCGGGGAAAGAAATATAACCGATTGTCCCTCATACAAATTGACCGCATTGTAATAGGTGATATAGTTTGTGCCTGCTTCGGTGGCTGTGCATTCAAAACTGCTGGTTCCTGATCCAAAACTGGCAGGAACAACATCTCCTATAAATCGCACTTTAAGACCGTTGGTAAATGTCACACCATTTGGACTGATATAAGAACTTTGACCAATAATATCATTCACGTCCAATACACTACTGTCTATTTGTTCAATTAGTCTGATGCGTCCAAAGATTTCTGAGTTGGTGCCTGATTGATAATACAAGATGTCCTGGGCTGCGCTCAACAACGGCACACTGCGAATAACCCCAGCTGCGTCTTTGTACCATTGTGTGTTGCTGTATACTGTGCCGTAATTGATAGTCCATTTTTCCAAACTATTGATCGTTTCAATTTCTGATAATTGTAGGTACACCACACTATCAACTGTGACATAGGTAATTTGATATTTTTGTGTTAGGGCAGAGTTGTTGATAAAAATCAATGTGCGACTGTTTAAATTGGTCACACCATCAATACCACCTGTTGTAGCAATAAAATCAACCAAGGGTTGACCATTGATGTCATCATATGCTAATTCTGTAACTAAGTCAATGGTACCAATGCTGGTGAGATTGTAGTAAAAACTTTGTGCGTCCTTGAGAGGAACATTAAAAACAACAGTTCCAGAGGTAGCACCATTGTTGGTCACACCATACACATCTCTACTGCTGATGTTTGGAGTAGCGGGAATGGTACCTGAGATCCCCGGAGCAGACTGTATGTAAAATTGATCAGTCACTTGAAATGTATAACTGCCGCCTCGCACCAATTCAATCACAGGATCATTGCCGTTGACGCCAGAAAAATTGTAGGCATTACCATTTGTGGTCACTACAAAATTGTCAGTAGTAGGAATACCCACAGATGCTACATCTACTGCATCAGGCCCGTTGGGGATCCAATAGTACTGGCTGAAATTTATAAATGCATCAAAGTCAACAAACGGATCCCAGGTGTAATATTCGCTTGAATACAGTCTGTCTGGCCGGCCACCGTCACCGCCTTGGAATGTCACAGCATCATTTAACCCTGGATAGGTGATGACATTTTTGATAGTATCAGTGTCGGGCACAAGACTGACCACGCTGGGTTCCAGTTGATAGTCGGCTCGTGTTTTTGTGGGTTCAACCACGTACTTGTCGTTGGGGTTGACACCGGGGCCAACAGTACGACCAATAAAACCTTGTGTTTTTCTAAAGTTGGGTTCTTGAATCAGTTGATCAAGTGTGGCTGCCAAAAATTGCTTGTTGGCATCAGTCTGAAAAATCTCAGGAAGAAAATCTACGCTACGTATGTTGGCCATTAAATTACTCCGCTACCAGGTGCGGTACGCAAGTTGGTACTGGTCAATGCTTCAATAACTTCAATGTTATTGATTGTTGCACCATTTACAAATATTTCATTTGGTGCTGAACGAATCTCGTATAGATCGCCAAAGTACTTTTGGCTGTTGAGTGGCACCAAGACCACTGAACTAATAATTGTTCCAAGTTCTCTGTGCAAGTATGCGGCAAGTTCTGAGAAGTAGAATGTGTCCCCAAAGTTCCACTTGTCTATTGAGAAGTATGTGTTCATTGAGGCAACCACACTGCTCTTGATTTCGCTGGAACTGGCGGTGGATCCTTGCGCACGAATAACTTTGATTGTGGCCCGTAGTTCTTGCGCGGCCTTGGCACCAAACAGGGGCTTGAACACAACTGAATTCAGAATGATATTGTCACTCAACATTTTGTAGTTTTGCAGTCCTTGATATTCAGTTGACAATTGATCAATGGTGGGCACGTCGGGTTCTATCACAGTGCCTGTGGTATCACGAATCCAGTTTTGATATGCAGTATAATAACTCAAAGTTACCACATACAGGTCAATAATATTTGTTGTGCCTGGATCAATTCTTGACGTCAATGGGGCATTGTGGCGATATTGAAAATACAAACTTTGGCGACCAATTCTGGCAATCCACTCATCTGTTACATCTATCAAGGTTCTTGATCCTGTGACACTGACTGACAATTGATAAAATTCTTCTGTTGAATAGGCATAAAATACCTGACCTGGTGACCAGGCGCTTTTTTGTAATTCTATTTCTGTGAGTGTGGCGTAGTCACTGGTAACGATGCCTGGTTCTACCAATAGGTAGCGTTGTAAGTTGTCAAAGTCCACAGTCTTCTGGAGATAGATGTATTTTTGTGTGGGGTTAACTGTTGGTGCAACAATTTCACTAAAGAAGTCTGGATTGTCTGGCACACCATCGTTGTCGCTGTCGCGATATCCTACTAGCACTTGGAAATCATCAACATAGCCATCGCTTTCCACAGGCTGTCCAATAATGGTCATGTAGACATCTCCAGACAGGTGGTCTGTAGAGTCTGGCTGAGTATTCACAGCCAACACATTGATATAGTCTTTGATCACTGTGCCTGTGCGGCTGTCATAAATTTGGCCGCCGTCATAGTAGAAAAAGCGTGTGCTCAATACTGATCCAAAATAGTAGGCCAGGCCACGGAAGGTTGCTGTGTAATTTTGATTTTGCACAACAAATTGTATCAACCATGATGCATCAGAATTTATACCGTCTTGGTTGCCAGCATCTCCAGGAACAGTTTGGCTCCAAGGATCATCTTGTGCTAGGTTGGTGCTGGTGATCAAGTACCAGCTGTATGGGGTTCCAGTGATGTCGCCATTACTATCATAGCCCAGACCAAAGTTACGATTCAACAAAATTTGTTCGGCAATACTTTGCTCAATATCAACAGGTATGTCAGTTACAAACAAAGGAATTATTGTGTCAACCAAGGCGCCTGTTGGCACAAAATTGTTGAGTGCAACAGGTCCTGCTCCAGAAGGTAAGTTGCCTAATCCATTGTTGTAACCTGAGCCTTCGATGCTGATAGGGCTGGCCCAAATTTCTAATGTTTGATCTGCAGAAGTCGGGATTCCTTGTTGCAGTTTGTTGTTCTTATCAAAGTAGTAACCGGTAGGCGGGACAAATTTAATCAAACTGCCTACCACAACATATTTGAATGCTGTGGTAGTGGTTGGCCCCACTGGAATAGGTGATCCTGTAGGCCATTGTACTGAATACACTGCGTTCTTGAAATAGCCTGTGGTTTCATTCGCAAGCGTGGTACTTTGTGTCCAACTTGCACCTGGCACCCAAGTAGGTGATCCAGCAAGTGGTCCGGGTAAGGTAGTAGCAGTGACTCTTGGAAAGTTTTCATAGTAGAACTGACGCATTGTGGCTGAACCAATGGCAGGTTGCACTTGATTGGTCACAAAGTCAGCAATTTCGTTACGATTGGTAAATGTAAACAAAATAGTAGGAAGAATATTTTGTTCCCACAATCCGCCATCAGCGCCAAAACTGTTGGTGCTGGAATATTTGCCGGTGTTGTCCACAAGATCAAGATAACGACTGGTACCTATTGAAGCACGATTCAAGGCCTTGCTTTTCACAATTGAATTGTATTGTGTGTACGGGAAAAGATTGTAGTCTTCACCATTGACCATGCGGTCTTGTGTGTAATACCGAGCAGGAGCACGTTGTTTGATTTGATCAATGGTTTCACGTGCTTGCGAATTACTCACTGGTTGAGTAATACCACAGGTGAATGTTAGAGTTTCAAGATTGCCAGCACGACTGATGTAACTGATAGGAATGGTCACACTCTGCATTTCTTCAGGATTGATAATGTATTGCAATCCGTTTGATGCACGAACATAGGCACGGAAAGTGCCCACTGGTATTTCACTGAATACGCCGTCACCAAACACCATGGTGATCTGATCATTTGTGCGCGATGTTACTGAATAGATTGAACGCAGGGTTGTGCCCACTTGCTCTGCTGCCGCTGAATAAATGTTTTCTGTATATTCCCATTCGCGATTTATATTGCCCACATTGTCAAGCTGGAACAACCAACGGTCTTCATTGTTGACCCCTTCAATGTTGATGTTTACTGTGCGGTTGGTGACTTTTTCAGCCAAGTTAAAATCTTGATTCTGTAGTACACCTTGTTTGAACATGAAGAAGTAACCAGTGTTGGCAGATTGAAACCCCAATTGGTCGTTACGGAACAACACATTAAATGGTTGGTTGGCCTGTGGGCTTGGTTCGTACAAATATGTTTGGCCCACTGAAGTCGAAGTCATGGCCTCAAAGGGCATGTTTACGCCGTCCACTGTGGCAGTGTACGGCACAATAGGCAGGAATCCTGGCACAAGGTTGATACTGTATTCATTAGTATCCACGCCCAAAATAGTTTGTCTATTGCCCGGGCGTCCAACTTTTTGTGTGTCTACCAGGCTGGCATTGATAATGGCTGTGAATTGTTCTTGCCAGTCTGGATTGGTCTGGTCAGCCCAGTTTACGGTGAGATTGGAAAGATTGATGCCTTGATAGTCCACAACATTTTCTGTGGTGCTGATTGAAAAAACTTTGAGAAGGCCTTGTGCGGCTGTGTTACGTTTGGCAGTGTAGCTGACCAGGTTGGCCAATCTCACCACGCTGTCGCGGCGTTCAGCTGTGTCTAAATAATTTTCACGAGTGTTGAGATCTGTACGAAAGGCCAGTGCTTGACCCATAAATGCAATAACATCCAACAAGGCAATGTACTCTGAACTTTCAATGTAGTCATTGAATGTTTCTGGATAGTACAAGCGCAAGTAGTCAACAAAACTCTTGCGAAGAGTTTCAAAATCGTAACTTTGAAAGTCAGCTTCTCTATAGGTTTGATAGATCTGTTTCCAGTCTTCAACTCCAAATATTGCCGTTTGTCTTGTGGTTGTTGCCATTGTGCTAAGCCTCTATTGTTTATTTATAGATTTTAAAAACGGCTTAGTTTATACATAGCTGGCAGATCGTTGTTGTAGATCAAAAAAGATACTGAGACGTTGAGCATTGTCACTGGGTATGACCTGAAGTTCAATTTCAATCAAAATGCCGTTGTCCTGTGGATACACTTGTGTGTTACTGATGTAGATTCTTGGGTCGCCGCCGGCCACACGCTGTATCTCGGTCACAATGCCAGTTTGCAATTCTTCCAGTTGATTTTCAAACAAGAAATCCCATAACACAGTGCCGTACGCAGGACGGCCAGGCAGTTGTCCTTGACGTATGTTGAATGCATTTAAAAGATCACGTTTGATTAATTCAAAGTCTGTGAGCGTGAACTTTTTGTATTGATTTTGGGTGTTAAATCCAATGAATGTTTGTGCCATGTAGTATTTATGGGTGCTTATTCACCCTCTCCGCGTCCTTCAATCTTGACCTGTAATGCATTCAACTGTTGTCTTGTCTGTTGAGACAAAGCAACCCCTGCTAGTACTTTGTCTGCTATGCTACGCAACACATACGGTCCAGCGAGCGCACGTTTTTCTGTTTCTGATAATGAGTTGTATATTTCGCCTAGTTCCGTTGCTTTGGGGGCGCCGTTGATGTTGTAGGTGTTGCGTATGGCATCTCGCTCAGAATTTATTGCATCATATTGCGCCTGTGTAATTGTTTGTTGATTTTGTAAAGCCGCTATCTTTTCGATCACTGCTTGAAATCCGCGACCCGAAGGATTAAGATATTCATTAAGAAACACCGTGGCCTTGTTGATGTAATCTGTTACATTGCCTGTGTTGGCATTGGCTGTGTAACTTGGTGTGGGTATTTTGTCATCACCAACAACTCTAGTGCTGGCCGCATCCAATGTTGCCCGATTAACTGTATCTATTTTGGGCACAGGAATATCTTGTTCTTTAAATGCAGTTGGTATTTTAGTGTTGACCAAGTTTATTGCAAATGCACCATCACGAACAGCACTTGAGAATTCGGCTTGTATTGATCCTGTAGCGTCGCCTGGTATTGGTAACCCTTTGGCAAATGCTTCTGCATTGGGTACACTCTTTGCGGCATTTAAAGCCATGCCGGCAATGCCTTGACTGGATAAGTTTTGAACTGGAATGCCCACTGCGCCTAGTCCTGCCACTCCTTTGGTCATGAGATCCTGTTGTATGAGACTTTGTTTACCAGCATTGCCTAACAAATCACCGGCACTTTTAATGCCATCCTTGCCAGTCCACGCCGCTGGACTCTTGGCTACCGTAGCAAACAAACTTGCACCTTGTGCTGCCAGGGCAGCCACACCAGGTTTGACGTAACCGGCTGTTTCTAATTGTTTTAGATCAAATCCAAATGATCCAAGACCCTTGCTATTGCTGATGGCATCAGATGCCTGTCCCACTAGATTTTTTGCTTGCGCCAGCACACCATTTACTTCTGGTATGCTCATTGGACCAATGCCACTCACAGCACTGGCGCCAGTGATACTGCTGGCAACTTTTGTAAAGTCTGCTGTGTTGATGGGATTGGTAATAGGAAAACCAGTTATGGTTTTGTTGATGTTTTGTATTGCTGAAACTGCTGTTGATCCTTGTATCACAGCGGAACTGATCAAGGCACGACCTGCGTTAAGAGCACCAGGTATGGTAGAGATAGCTCCTGAAGCGGCTGATACCGCAGGGCCCACTGTTGCGGTCAGTCCTGCAGCAATGCCTGCTAATGATCCTCCTACTGCGCCGCCAGCGGCACCAAGTGCTTTGCTGATTGATCCCAAAGGTGCAACACTTCCTATACTGCCCAGCGCACCTGCAAGGCCGCTTTGCGCCTGGGACAATGCTCCTTGTGCGGCGGCCAGTCCATCAGCTGCTTGTGTGGCTGCACTAAGACTATCGCCTGGGTTGAATCCTACTAGGGAACCTGTAGAGTCTTGCTTTTTAAAAATTGCTTCAGCTTGCTCCCGTGTGAGACCTTCTGGTCCTTTTATGCTAAATGGTTTTCCGTCACTGCTGGTAAATGAAAATTGTGCCATATTATTTTGCCTGTATTTCTATACCTGCAGGAACTGGTACCGCACCAGGAGGTGGACTGGGTTTGCCGTCCTCAAATGCAACGTCAACATCAACTCCTTTGTTGTGATATGGGTAAGGTTCATGTGTGGGCGCACGACTCACTGTGCTTTTTAATCCTTCAGGTTTGACTATCCAACCTCGACTGGTATTCCATTCTGTATCATCCAATAAAGTTGTAGTCAATGGTTGTGGGTTGGCCACAGTGCCTGCTGCAGGCCCATTGAGGTCGATACCGCCTGCTTGCAACGCCAGGGCAGATCCTGCACCCCAAGATCCTGATGTGCTGTTGAGTGTGAGTGTGCCATCTGCTTTGACTCCAATTGTACCTTTGCTATACAAGGTGATATCTTGTTGGGCACGTACACTTAAAAAAGTATCTGTATCTAACTGCATGTCTCGCTTGCTTTTTATTTTTACAAACCTTCCGGCAAACATGTTTATATCTCGGTCAGCATGAAGATTTATGTCGCCCTTGGTGCGAACGTTCACAGAGTTGGTGGCATACACATCCACAGTGCCTTCAACCCCAAACTCAATCCAGGTCTGGCCATTGGCATGAACAATGTAGAAAAAATTTCCCGAATCGTTCATGGTAATCTGATGTCCTTTTGAGGTACGCAACCGCAACAGAGCGTTGTTTCCTTCAAGATCTCCGTCGTCCATCACAAGACTGTGGCCACCTACCCGACCAATGACCTTGGCGTCATTGGGTTTTATTTCTCCAGC